AAAAAACAAAGAAACGTACCTTTGTATAAAATTAAAATACACGATTATGAATCTAAGAATAACAGAACATTGTAAATTACAAGGTATTACCCTGCAGGATTTAGCTGATAAAATGGGGGTAGCCCGTTCGACATTAGCTAATACATTATCAAAAGGCAATCCTACCATTGAAACCCTATCCAAAATAGCGGACGCTCTCGGAGTTGAAGTAACAGACCTATTTGAAAAATCTTCCGATGAAGTTATAGGAGCTGTCCGAATTGGAGATAGCACTCACGTTATCAATAGTAAGGATGATATCAAGAAGTTAGCGGAAAAATTGTAATATGCGCGAACATCCACTAGTTTTTTATTGTTTATCTGCAAAAAGAAGAATCCCTTTAGGTACAAAACCATTATAAATGACTACATTTGTAACTAGTTACTCTTTAGAATAAATAGTAACTCTAATTAATTGATACATATGGCACATTTAATTGTAAAGAATTTCGGAGCTATAAAATCCGCAGAAATAGAAATAAAGAAGTACAATTTTTTTATTGGGCATACTTCAAGCGGAAAAAGTACTATTGCAAAACTTCTTGCAATATTTAACAACTCTGTTTTTTGGGCTATCAAGGAAGGAGATTTCAAGGGATTCTTTAAGTTGTTGGAAAAATATAATATTAATTTTGATTTTAAACCTTCTACTATCATTAAGTATAGCAATGATAAATATTACTGGGAAATAGGAGAGAATAAATTCCATAGCAATTATAAAGATGCTGACCTCATGGAGATGGCTAGCACATCTGAATCCTATGATTTCATATTGAAATTTATAGAGAAAAAAGAAAGTGAATCATCGTTAAAAGATTTAATAGATGCTTTAAAAAACTCTGTAAAAGACAGTAAGCTAAAGAAGGATGATACATTTTTCCCACTCTTCATTAAACCACTTTTAATGAGTATCATTTATGAAGAGTGTATTCCTGTATACATACCTGCCGAAAGGTTGTTAATTTCAACATTTTCTAATAGCATATTCTCTTTACTACAAGCAGGAGCCAGTATTCCTGATTGTATAAAGGATTTTGGGAGTTTATATGAAAAAGCTAGAACACAATATAAAAATATTGATATCGACATACTAAATATTCAAGTTTCGTTTAATAATAATGGCGATACTATATATTTAACAAATGAGCATAAGGAATTAAAATTATCCCAAGCTTCAAGTGGTATTCAATCAATCATTCCCCTATGGACTGTATTTAACCAGTACGTTGAGAGTAAGAAAAAACAAATGTTAGTGATAGAAGAACCTGAATTAAATTTATTCCCTTCTACTCAACATTTCTTAATTGATTGGATTATAAAAAAAATGAGAAAATCAAATGGAAGTATTGTTATTACAACACATAGCCCTTATGTATTATCAGTAGTAGATAATTTAATTTTAGCAAGGGAAATATTAAATAAAAGTAATAACAAAAGGAAAATCCAATCTCAAATAAAGGAACTTATCCCGTCAATGGCTTTAATTGACTTCCATGAAGTGTCATCATACTTTTTCCATTCTGATGGGATTGTTAAAGATATACTAAATACTGAATTAAAATCCGTAGGTGCAGAGTATATTGATGAAGCCTCCAATGAGTTAGGATATATTTTTGATGAACTTTGTAATATTGAAAGAAATGAGCTGTAAGTGTTTTGATAAAAAGCCCGGTTTTTCAGAAACAGCCCCTTTTGATGAGCGATACGAACAATCGAAATGCAGGTGTAACTCACGTTTTACCGTTAGCGAGAACAGAAGTAAATTCACAATAGGCTCAAAAGATTTAACCAAGGTGGACAAGGTGAAAGTTGATGGCTATTTTGACCGTTCGTCAGAACATAGGAAATGTGACTATTTGTTTGTGTACACATCAGACCCTAAACAGATTTATATCTTTGTAGAATTAAAAGGCACTGACATTTCGCACGCTGTGACACAAATAGGTAATACGGTAAATTTGTTCTATGACCAAGGCTACCTGAAAGGGAAACAAGTTGTAGGTGCTATTGTCAGTTCTCGCCATCCGTCAAATGACGGTACATATCGTAAAGCAAAACAAATCTTAGAAAGGTCTCTTTCATCAAAAATAAAGGGCTTTCGAATAGAAAAGAAAAATAAAGAAATGACATACGATCCTACTCAGGATAAAGTTGTTTAGTAAAAGCCGGATTTCTCCGGCTTCTAATTTAACCGCTAATATTACCCATATAAGCCCTGCGAGACACCTGCTTATCCCAATCAGCACCACTTTTATTGATATTACCAATGTATTTTCCTGCAATCCTATTTACAAGATTGTTCGGGTCACCCAAATTACTACCATAGCGGCGGCTTGCAATTCTGTTTACTTGTCTGATAATATCCCAACCTGATTTAGTTCTTCTTTTGACTCAACTGTCCTCCTAAATTTAAATGTTAAACAAATATACGAAATTCTCTGATAATTTCGCCATATCTATTTCTTTTTCCTACGATTAGCCAATTCCTTACCACTGATTCTATTCACCTTCTGACCACCATATACTGCGTGTAATTTATCCCGTTGCATCATCAACAGATTCCTATAAGGGATAATCTCAAACACTTCTGTATAACTCAGATGCAGCGTGTCAATCAAATAGGCTATCTGCCCGAAGAACGTTGTGTTTCCTACTGTTTCGGTCTTGCTGCCAGCATCGACACGTTCCTCATCGAGCTGACACACTGAAAAGCCGATATATCCATCATGGAGAAACACACCGCCAAAGCATTCCTAACTTCTTCAAAAGTCCCGTTCTCCAATTCTTTGACCAAACTATCATTCCCGCAGATGAAGCATGAAATACCTTTCAGCATATCTTCAGTAGCTTCAGGAAGCTCTTTAATAGCCTCCATGATATTATCTCCTCGCAGGGCGATATTGGAAAAATGATGAATGGCACGACAGATAATTTTAATTGTAGGAGGTTTGATGGTATAAACGATTCCACCTATCCCTACATTTTTAAAATCCAGCCCTAATAGGGCATCAGAAACCGTTTTTGCTGCTTGATTATTCATAACATTAAATTAAAAAGGCGGTGAGCAACCACCCACCGCCATCTGAAAACAATCCTTTTACTGAAAAATTATCAACCTTCCGGCACTACAACTTCCGATTCGTCAAACCATTTTTCAGAAGCCAACCCGTCTACTCCTGTGGACAAAGGAACGGCCGAAACAGCCAATCCGACAGCCTTATCGGTATTAGAGCCACGGGCATTGATAGCCGCTTTCGGAAACACAACATAAACTCCGTCTTTGGTTTTACCAATCACACATTTATGAATAGGCTTATACTTGCCTCTTTCCCAATTCTTTTCTGTGGCTTTACCACCTTGTAAATCAGCCTTTGTAGCATAATCATACTCACCAATGGTGAAGTTGATTTTCACCTCACCCGGTTCAGACGTTTCCCGGTAGTACTCACCAGTCAAAGCGTTTTTGTAACGAGTTACACTTGCCTCTGCTTCTTCGTATTGATACGTGTCACCATGCACATTCTTGACCCGCTTCGTTGCTGCGTTTTTCAAGATGGTGGCTACTTCTGCGCCTGTTAATCCGGCAGCTGGAGTAGTAACCGTTTTAATCGGTTCTGCATAATACAGTTCGTCAATTTCTACTGCTGTAATCATATCATTTTACATTTAATACATTAAACAAAATTCTCACATTCACATAATGACACTTCAAAGCTGTGTCCGCTTCTGTACCGATAGAATCAATAGAGTAACGATATGTCATACCATCATAGGTGCTTACTACATCATCAAACAGCTTGCCAGCCTTTCTTTCAAGTTCGTTAAGCCGGATTGTGTTCGCTTCATTCTCGCTTAAATTGGGTACACATAGATTCACTTCTGCGAAAGATTTCTTCCAATAAGTTCCCGGCTGTTGTTTCTTCGTGTGGATGACAATCCTTTCGGACTTCAATTCACCCGTCAGCGTTTCTCCTGCTGGTACTATGTCTATTCCGAAAATCTTGCAGTCCCGGTAGAGGATGTTTCCTATGTCGGTGGTTACTATCATCGTTCAAATCTATCTTTCAATCTTTTTTCTGTCCTTATCGCTGCACTTCCTGCAACTTCAAATCCTTTGGATTCCACGAATGAAGCATAATCAGCTTCGTTTTTCAGAATTAAGCCATCTTCATTAACCTCATAATCATTCGATTCTCTCAAATGTTTTGTGTGGTCTTGATAGTTTCCGGTAGCTTTTGCATCTTCAACAAATGCCTCTCCCTCTTCTTTCATGCCAGCAACGACTTCGCTTGTTCCGTCCTCAAAGAACTGGTCAACATCCGAAAAGTCTGCATCTATTCCAACCATATTACTCTATAGGAAAAATAGTTTGTTTCCAAAGGGCTTTTAGCAACTCCTTCACCTCTTATGCTTCCATCGGCATTCAAACAACGAACCTCTGCACCTGCTTCAACCTTTGACGGCTTATCAAAGACTACCTTGTACTGGAAATCATACAAAACGCCATTGATTGATATTTTCTTTTCCGCGCTCACATCATCACAACGGCATTTGCACACCTCCTGCCAGCTTTCACCACCGGTACCGGGAATAGGTCTTCCGAACTCATCCTTATCCATCGGGGTGATAACCTTAACCTGCAATATGTGGGGAGCGAATATCATAAGAAAGTCACTTTAGGTTTGTTACTCAGTTCGTCTTTCAAACCATACTGTTTGCACAGCCATGAGTACAATTTCATTAGGCTATCAACATAATTAAACCAAGACACAGAAAATCCGCTTTCGCTGACCGAAGATGGATTTTGTATCATCCACGGAATTTGCTTTGCACAAGCGAC